TCAGACCGAGATCAAGCGCATGACAAACGACATCATCGCCGTCATGGCGGAGATCGCTGTCGCCAAGGCGCTCGGAGTCTTCTTCGTTCCTCCGCTCAACACGTTCCATAAGGAGCCTGACATACAACCTGACATTGAGGTAAGAGCCACACCGAATCGAAACTACAGCTTGATGATCCGGGACAACGACAACCTCGACAGAAAGTTTGTGCTCGTCATCGTCAGCGACCTCTCTTGCCGCATCGCAGGGTGGTGCTACGGTTACGAACGAGACGATCTTGGAAGCGTGAAAGACCCAAACGGTATGGGCACTGCTCACTTCGTTCCGCAATTCAACCTGCGACCGTTTGATGAGCTTTTATTCGGATTCTAACAACTTCTATGCACAACCAACGAGAAACCCTACCTGACGAGGCGCCCGACAACGAGACGCCCACCAACGACCTCTGCATCCACGGCAAGCCGATCAATCAATGCAACCCCTGCGACTACGCAGCACAACTCTCATTCGATGAAAACTAAACCCAAGACCAGACCCCAATCCAAGCCGTTTAGGGCAAGACAACTCACATGGGCCGAGCATGACGTGATCGGAACCTTCCTCGTCGAGCACAAGGACAAGTTCCAAGATCATATCATCTCGTTTGGCTACACCGAGGGCGAGGCGAAGCTCATGCGCCACCACATCGCTGAAAAGATCTGGCACCGCATCCTGAACCCATGAACATCCACGACCGCATCAAAGCCGTTATCGGCGACGATGAGATCGTTCTCCTCGCCGATGGTCTCGAAGACGCCTTCATTGGTATCGGGCGCCAGTTCAACACTCCCATCGCTGTCTACTCACGCTCCAAAGCAATACAGTGCTTTATAGACCAAGGCATGACCGAGGACGAAGCCGAAGAGTACTTCGACTTCAACACCTCAGGAGCTTGGGTCGGATCTCAGACGCCCATCTTCATGGAGGACGAGCCTCATGTCTGACGCTGACCTCTCAATCCTCAAGGAGTTCCGCGCCAACCTCAACGAGGCCCGTGACGTTGTCCTGCGCCTCCGCAAACGCCTCGCCAGCGTCGAAGCCATGTACCGTGAACGCCAAGCTGACGTTCAAGACCTCGTCGCCGCTCTAAACCTCATCGCAGACAACGGAGGCAAGACCCTCTACGACAACTCACCCGAAGGCGTTCCCCCCGTCTCTTGCAACGGTCAATGGTGCGCCGAGCAAGCCCACTCCGCTCTCGACGCCTTCCGATCAAAACCTGTACAAACTTTCACCCTCATCGATTAGAATGACCAAGGATGACTTACTCAAGCTCGGCTACCTCGAACAGCCCGATGGATCCTACTCAAAAGTTCCAGCGCCCGTTCACAATTCACATCAATCTCGGAAACTACCTGACCCCGTCCCTCAACACTCTCCTCAACAAGCACTGGTCGCACTTGCACAAGGAAAAGGAAAAGGCGGCAAACGCATTACGATCAGCATTAATCGCCGATCCACTCGTACGCTCGATCTGGACAACTTTGCTGGCGGCTGCAAACCTCTCATCGACCAACTTCGCTACGCACAACTCATCCCGGACGATGATCCGGCGTCAGTCGAAATCATCTTCACGCAAGAAAAAGTCCCGCACCAAAACCAACAAGGCACTTCGCTCAAGATAGTCTACCACTGAATCACTATCGCTTCTCCCTCGTCGCTTGCTCCGATTTTACCGTGGTGCTTTACTCTGTCAATATTAAAGCCACAAACCCATGAATCCCAACGGTCGCCCATCGCTCTTCTCACAACCTCTCGTTGACGAGATCTGCGAGCGCATCTCTCTCGGCGAGACTCTTCGTTCTATATGCTTGGATAATCACATTCCTGATCGCATCACTGTTCTCCGCTGGCTGAAGAAGCATCCTGAGTTCCGCAACCAATACGCACAGGCGCGACTCGATCAGGCCGACACCTTCGCCGAGGAGATCATCGATATCGGTCGCACTGCTGGCGATGCTCAACTCGGGCGCCTCCAGATGGACGCACTGAAATGGGCGTCCTCGAAGATCGCTCCGAAGAAGTACGGTGATCGAGTCGAGCATGAGGTGAACGGTACTCAGAAGCTCAACCTGACGTTCACCATTGGCGGACGTGATGACGCTGTGGACACTGACTTCACTCTGGTGGACTCTCAGCCTGTCCCCGAGCTTAAAGCACCTGATATTGACCATGCTGAGTCTTAAACGCATCGATGGCTTCATCGAGATCCACACTGAGTTCGGTATCGTCGGACCTCGCCTCGAACGGGGTTCTCCCATGCCGAGGTTCAGGGACCGCTATCCTGACACCGCTGACGGCGAGGCTGAAGCGATGTTCGACATGGCGAAACTCATCGAGTACATAGATCTGCATAACGACAAGAAACACAGCAGGTTATACCGAAAACGCCGTCCATAACTCAATACAGTAACAGTCATATATACTGACTCATAGCTCGTTATCACAGCAGAACACACTGAATTTCAACACTTTGCTACCGTTCGGACCAACCAGATTCAATGAGCAGCCTTGGGGAAGGCTGTTCGCGCCAACTAGTTGACCCTGAACGGTAGCACCCTTTTTCCATGCTTAGCTGGCACCAGTACGCTTTGAGCATCGCGCAAGCGGTCTCACGCAAGTCCAAAGACCCTTGGCAGCAGGTGGGCGCCTGCGTCCTGCGTCACGACAACTCAGTCGCCTCAGTGGGCTACAACGGCTTCCCTGCAGGCATGCCAGAGGACTGGAGCGACCGGGACCGTAGGAGGCGCTTTGTGGTGCATGCCGAGTCTAATGCGCTTCGCTACGTCAGCCCCGGAGACGCATGGCTGCTCGCCAGCACACTGCTCCCCTGCAACGACTGTCTGCGCCTCATCGCATCGTACCGCATCAGGACCATCGTCTACGGAGACACCTACGTCCTAGACCCGTCTACGCATGAACTAGCGTCATCCTTCGACATCGAACTGATCCACTTGCCACACTTCCAATGAGCAGCCCCCCTAGCATCGCGCAGATGGCGAAGAGCTTCTTCAAGTCAGCAGCCGTCTTCGTCGCTGCAGGGATGCCCCGTGCAAGCGTCGAGCAGATCGAGCAGAGGCTAGGCACCTGCAGGACATGCGAGCACTACGACCCTGAAGCGTACGCCGGGCTAGGACGCTGCAACGTCTGTGGCTGCAACATGGAGGTGAAGAGTGTGATGGCAACTGAGGCTTGCCCGAAAGGCAAGTGGCATGCTGTAGTTGAAAAAAACGAGGGGGTAGCCACATGAAACGAAGCAGGCTGATCATAAATCGTGCAATGAACGGGGTAGCAGGGATAATTTTTATTCTTCTCCTGATTCCTCTGATGGCGTTTGTAGTGGTACTAGCCGCAGGCGTGTACGACGATTTCAGGACCAAGTACGCCGAGCATAACCTGAGCCTATGTCCATTCTGCGAGCAGCCTGTGCGGTACTAGCGATGATGACGGCAGGATGCGCCAACGCTGAGGTCGCTTACGACCATGAGACAGGGATGGTATGGGTAGCGTCCAAGCACAGATTCTGATGAGCAGCAGACCGACAGTGGGCATCGTGGTGCCAGTACGCAACATGGCTAGGACGCTGGAGCGTTCGCTGCAGTCTGCATGCGTTCAGGCGCCTGACAGGATTGTGGTGGTCGATGACGCGAGCGAAGACGAGACCCCCCTAGTAGCAGCAAAATTCGCCGAGCAGTTTCCATTCGTCGAGCTAGTGCGCTGGAAGCAGAAGCGGGAGTGCCATGTGACTGCGCTTGCCCCCATGTACCGCGACATTGGCTGCGACCAAGTGATTGGCTTGGCGGCGGACGATACGCTGCTTCCCGGCCTGATCGACGTGGTGAGGGACAACGCTGAGCATGCGGTTATCTTTACGAACTACTCGTACGAGCTTGTCAGTGACCCGAGCGTGATAGGTGTGGTGGAGCACCCGTACAAAGAGACAACGGTGCTGACGCCGCGAGAGATGTGCGAGAGGATCAGGACGCAGTACGCCGCTGAGACAGGCATAGGATCGTCGCTGAGGAATGATGTGGCGAAGTGGCTTTGGGACAACGAGTGGACCGAGCTAGGACCGCACTCGGACAGCGTGGGCTACGCTACAGCAGCAGCGTTGTTCGGATGCGTTTATTCACCGATATACGGAGCGCACATCTATTTTAATCCGAAGGGGTACGGTCAGAGCGGGGCGGACAAGTTTCCAGACCTGTGGGCGAAGCGTGTGAGGGAGTTTGCTGCTAGGGTGGAACTTGACCATGAGACGTGCGAAGCTCTGGTGCAGAAGCGATGCTATTATGAGATCAAAGAACAACACTGGTACCAAGAAACAGAAGGCAAAGATCAATGAGGACGGAGAGACGTTCTTCAAGGTGATGCTGGTGCCCGAGTTCGAGACGGCGATGCTTGGCATAGCGAGGCACAACGGGAACATGGTAGCGGTGTACGACATGAACAAGTGCATCGACATCATGGTGCAGGACGGCATGAAGCCGGGGTGCGCTGTGAGATACCTGACGAGCAAGATCGACAACGAGTACAACGAGGACCACTGTCCTGCGTTTGTGGTAACGTACTCGGACAGGGTGAAATCGGATATAGGCTCGTTGCTGAATGGAAATAACTAAGTCAGTCGAGAACGCCATAGCACTAGCGTCTAGGATCAGGCAGCAGGCTGAGCGAAGTGACGAGGACGGTGTAGTATATGCGGCGGCTTACATCCTGCAGCATGCGTCGAAGCAGTCAGGCAAGCAGACGGTGACGCTCGACGAGAAGGAGGCTAGGGCAATCGTCCTGCAGTTTGTGCAGCACCTGTTGGACAAGGACCAGTTCGAGGCAGCGGCTACGATTTTGTGGGGCGAGCAGGTGTACGACTGGCGCCCGAGCAGTGCGAGAGACACATGGCGTTGCCTGTTCGAGCATGACAAGCTCCTGATTCAGGGAGCAGGCGCAATGGGCAAGACGTTCAATGCGGCGGCATGGTTCCTCTTGGACTGGATGCGAGACCCGTACTACACCTGCGTCAAGGTAGTGTCGTTGACTGAGGCGCATGCTCAGCGCAACGTGTTCGCCGCCATTAAAACATTTTATCGCACCGCACTGGTGAAGCCCGAGTACGAGGGCGGAGAGGAGTTGGTGAAGTCGATTCAGGCGAACGACGATGACAAGAACGGGATTCACTTGGTAGCGGTGCCGAAGGGAGACAGCGGGACAGGAACGCTTCGAGGATTTCACCCGGCGCCGAGGGCAGGAAAGCCGCACCCGAAGTGGGGCGTGATGAGCAGAACGCATGTGGTGCTCGACGAGGCTGAGGAGGTGCCAGCAGGCGTCTGGGAAGGCTTGCAGAACATCCTGTCGGCGGCGGACACCGAGGGCGCCAAGGGACGCATCAAGATCTTTGGAGCGTCGAACCCGAAAGACAGGACGAGTGAGTTTGGCAAGCGGTGCGAGCCTGAGCGTGGGTGGCCGAGCGTGGACTGCGAGGACGATTTCGAGTGGGACAGCAGGGAGGGGTGGCATGTGCTGAGGCTGGATGCGGCTCGGTGCGAGAACGTGACCGAGAAGAGAATAATTTTCCCCGGCTTCCAGACCTACGAGGGCTACATGGCGTACGAGGCAAAGGGCAAGACGGCTGAGTATTACACGATGGCTCGGGGATTCTTTCCTCAGGAAGGCATCAGCATGGCGATTATCACGCCAGCGATGATGGACAACTCGGTCGGCATCACACGATTTATCGGACCCGTGGTGCCGCTCGCGGCGTTCGACTTGGCGCTGGAGGGCAACGATCAGGTGCTGTGCAGCTACGGTCGCTACGGTCTGTCGGACGGCTGGACGCCGAGGAGCGGGAAGTTCATCCAGTTCAAGACGCCGAGGACGGTGCTGCAGTTGGACAGTCAGATATCTTTCCCGAAGAAGCCTACGCTGGAGCAGACGCAGGCTATTATAAGATTCTGCAAACAGATGCGTATTGCACCAAATTGGTTGTGCGTGGACCGTACTGGCAACGGAGCGGGGATCCACGATGCATTATGCAGCCTTTTTGGTTCTGAGGTGATGGGCGTGAATTATAGCTGGGCTGCATCAGAAACGCATATACTTGGCGACGATAGTCAGAGGGCGAACGAGTTGTACAGCGGGGTGGTGACCGAGTTGGTCTTTGGCTTGGCGAAGTATCTGGAGTTTGAGTACCTGAAGATTTCTCCCGGATTCGGCAACGACGAACTGATCAAGCAGGCAATCGGGCGAAGGTACAAGCAGCAGGGCAAGGGGTTGGTGCGCGTCGAGAGCAAGGCGGACTATGTGAAGCGGACGAGGCAGCACAGTCCTGACTCGTTAGACTCGCTGTCTTTATTGGTCTATTTGATGCGTCAACGTGCCGGGGCGGTGGCGACGATGACCGAGCCGAAGCCGGAACCCGTGTTGCGCCGGGAGAGAAATTTGGGCTACATAGACAAATTAGAGTTTGTAGATTTCAGCGAATAAGTTAGATACCAAGCATGGAAAAGTCCCCAGTCACTGGCGGTTTGTGCGTCAAAGCGTTCGTGAAGCAAGGTGTCCAATACTATACGGATGATCTTGGTAATATTTTTTGCGAGGCGCTAGACCAGTCAAATATGGTGGGGGGAACGACTGAGGGCGAGAGAAACGCTAACTTCTGGAACGCAGGGAGGCTGGAGCGAGTGAGGCAGATAACCGGGAAAAATTCTCCAAAGGTAATGGACTACGGGTGTGGTCATGGACTTATGGCGAGGCACTTTGGCGAGCACGGAGTAGTCTGTGTCGCGTACGACAAGTATGTCGAGGGGTCAACGCTGAGCTACGAAAACGATTGCGTGACTATGATCGAAGTTGTCGAGCACCTATCCGCGCCGTTCTCAGAGTTTTTGGATGTGTACAACTCGCTGCGTGACGGTGGTTGTGTTATGATCGAGACATCGTTCAGCGATTGGCTTGACGAGAATGACACTTATATAAATCCAAAAATAGGGCATTCTACAATATTCAGCCATGCGGGGCTTGATCACCTGATGGCTCAATTCCTATTCCGCCCCGGCAATCACTTTAATCGCAACGTCAGGGTCTATATCAAGTAATATGGCTAAGCCGATTCCACAGTGGCATCCTCCCGGAGGGTTTCATTACTACGAGGGAGACGTTAAGATCGAGGCTAGGACGCTGGAAAAGCTGTACGAGACCGTCGAGAGCTACCGTGCGGAGAACTACTTGCCTTCAGGGGACGTGGAGGGTGACGTTAATATGTACATATGCGGCAATTGGCCGACATACTGCTACGGTGTGGACATGGTTGTGGTGACAAGTGTAAATCCTGCCACAGCGGCTTCCGAGTTGCTTAACGACATCACGGTGTGGGCAAAAAATATACTGCATTCTAACAAGAGACGTGTAACTGTCTCCGACGATCTTGCTGAGCAAAGGGCGAAAATATGTCTCGGATGCAAATACAACTTAAATTGGAGGAGCGGATGCGGTGCCTGTATAGTCGCGGCGGAAAGAATTTCAGCGTCTGTGCGTCAGGCTCGGGAAACAAAATCCTCAAAAGTGCTTGGCGGATGCTCCAAGATGAGGCATGACAATAGATCGGCTATATTTTTCGACCGCGATGAATTCGTTACAACAGGAGACCTTCCAGACCACTGCTGGCTGAGGGTATAATTATGGCAGACACCGTAAAACCATTGCCCCCGGTAGTCACGCAGACGTACGGAAACGCTGCTGCCAGAATCGCTGACGCTACGGACAAGACTAGAATCCTCGACCTGAGGATGTCTTCCGGCGACTCGCAGACGAGTGACGTTGTCGATCCAGAAAATTTCAAGGTACGCAGGACGTTCAAGGATGCGGCTCAGGCTTACAGTGCCTACAAACGTCTGAAGCAGCAGAACGTCGAGCGCAACCGCAAGAACCAACTGATCCAGAAGAAGCTGAACAACGAGCCTCCGTACTCTCCGAAGAAACTTGAGAGCATGGGGCAAAATTGGAGAAGCAACCGTCCGACAGGATTTATATCGACGATGGTGTCTAGGATTCAGCCGCCATTCCGTCAGGTCATCGAGGCTTCACAGACGCTGACCTATACAAAGTTTCCGGGAGAGGGAGTAGATTCGGAACAGAAGACCAAGGTCTTCCGCGAAGAAATCACCAAGTGCATTCGCGGATGGAACGGTCACAGCGACCTGATCTCGCAGGTGGTGCATGAGAATACAACTTTTGGATTCACGGCAATGTGTTGGGACGATCCCCGCGACTGGAAGCCCGAGTTTTTGCGTCAGGACTACACGTTTTTCTCGATTGAGACTCCTCAGGAAGCCGATGCAACGCCGATTTGGGCGCGGAAGCGTAGGTACCAAATTGCCGAGTTGCTTCCTGTGCTGGAAGATCCCGAGCTTTCTGCTCTCGCCGGGTGGCACATCAACAACTTGGTCAGAGCAATCAACAACGCTACCCCGGCGGGACGCACGTTGGACTCCGACGATGATGCCAGACGTTACGAAGACTGGATCCGGGAAGGATCCTACGGCGCCTCGTACGAGAACGATGCGAAGTACGTCGAGCTTGGAGAGATTCTGGTCAAGGAGCCTAACGGAAAGATTTCCCGATTCCTCTTCGATGACAAGTCAGGCGACGAGATTTGCACTCAGTTGGACCGATACAACCGCATGAGCGAGTCGATTGCGTTGTTCGCCATCGAAATTGGCTCGGGTTCGCTCATGTCTTCCCGTGGAGCCGGGCGAGATCTTTACAACACGCATATCGCTGTCGATAAGGCGCGGAACCTTGTGGTCGATAACGTCTATCTCAAGGGCATGCTGCTCCTGAAAAAGGGTCCGACATCGAAGTCTGGTGTGCCTCCGCTCACGGTGAACCATCCTGTGGCGTTTATCGCCGAGGGATACGAGGTCATTCCTCAGAGTTTGCCTGCCGAGGTGCAAGATTTCCTTAGCCTTGACCAGTTTATCTCTGGTCTGGCTGAGATTCAGGTCGGAACCTTCCTCCCCGGCGAGGCAATCGGGCGCGAGACACGCCAAAAGACTGCCAGTGAGGTCAACCGCATCGCCGCCATCGAGGGACAGATCCGAGAAGGCATCCTGATGCGCTGGATGAAGCAGTATTCCAAGGCAGTCGAGCGTATGCAGCGTGGAATTTGCCATCCCGAGCACGTCAAAGTCGCTTCCGAGTTGAAAACCAAGCTCGACATGGCTCGATTGGAAAATCCAAACGTGGTTTGGGCGCGGAAAGAGGTCATGGAAGCGTTTGAACGGTCAACGATGGAGATGCCTAGCTTCATGGTGCCGTTCGAGGTGCCAAGTCACCTCGACGAGGACGCAGTTTATTGCGTCCTGAACATGCTCGACCGCAACTTGCCTCCGAGCGACATACTTTTGATGGCGTTTTCGCCTGCGACCGAGTTGTTGCCTGACAATATCGCTCAGGAAGACATGGTCTTGGACCTTCTTATCCAGCGTTACACTGGAAACCCGGCGATCAACCAAGACGAACTGATCAAACTCGACTGGAGTCGTAAGGTCGGAGAGTCCATCGCCAATTCGGTCATCCTTCCGAAGGATCAGGTGGAGGCGCTCGCCATCGAGGCGACACGCCAGCAGGTTATCGAGCTACAAAGCATCATTGCTGGCGACGATGTCCCGGTTTCTCCGCGAGACAACGACCTTGTTCACCTCCAGACGATGGCGCAGAAGCTCTTCCCGATCATCGCTTCCGCTCCGAAGGGAGCGTTGCCTCAGGAAATGGCTCAGCCGTTTATGAAAGCCATCGAGCACTTTGGTCAGCACCTTGCTGCAGCCGAAGCGAAGGGCGCGGAATCAAAGACGATTAACGAATTCCGTTCTATGGCGAAGCAAGCCGTCGATCATCTTACAGCAAGCATGGCGCCTCAGGCTCCTCAGGGCGCTATGCCTGCAGCGGCGGTGGGAATGCCAACTGGGGCGGCTCCTATGGGGCGTCCGAGACGTGTTTCGATGGCGCAAGCCGAAGGAATAGCCGATTCCGTTCAGCCGAATCAGTCTTTGATGGGTGTGGTAAACGAAGTTGCAGCACCACCTAATCCCCCAACAGCAGCGTAATATGGGTGGCGCAAATCCAACTTCTCAGGCCGGGTATGACGATGCAGCCGATCCTGCTGCATTGTTAGCCAAGCAGGGGTACAAAAAAGGGAAGCATGCAGTTGGACGGTTTGCCCATAACATGGTGAATCGCGTCAATTCAGCACCAATGGCAGACAAGATCTATTTCGATAGACCTCCAAATCCGTTGAGACTTGCAAAACTCGGAGGAGCAACGGCTGCAGGAATTGCGGCTGAAAGCACAACGCAGAATGCGCTGAACGCTACAAGAGGCGGAGCGTACTCAGACAATCCATATCTGGCGGGATTAGAGAAACTTGGATCTAGGGCTGTTGGTGGTGCTACCACTGGAGCGATTTATGGGAAATCACTTCCCGGAGCGATTGTCGGAACAGTGGGTGGAATAGCTTACAATGCAGCAGAAGACTTGGCTTCCATTGCAGCGACTGCTCCAGAGTTTTATAGGCTTTATAAGACCAACAAAGAGTTGGAAAAAATTAAAATTAAATCCAGACTCAATCCAACAACCAACTAAGCATATGCCAAATCAACCCAAAAAAATGATGATGAAGCCCTACAAGAAAATGGGAGTCATCACCGACAAAGAGCGCAAGACGCTCGAAAAGATCGACTACGCAGGAGACTTCGATAGGGAGCTTGCCAAGTTTGAAGAGGTCGTAGTACCAAAATCAAAAGGAATGGACAAGACCGGATACGGTCCAAAGATTTATGACGTGCGACCCAAAAGCAGTCGCAGCCAAAAAGCTAGGGACATGATGCGTACGTCAAAGCCTGAGCTTCGCGAGACCAAGCAAGACATGATCAGACGCAAAAAGAAAGATCTCGGCATTGTTGGTCAACTTAGCGAGTCCGAGCTTGAAAGCGTGAAGCGTTCAATGTCTGGCAAAGAGCGCAAAATGTTTAATAGCAAGTGAATCAAATGAAAGACAAGATCCTAAGCGTGTTCCGCTGGCTGAAAGGCAAGTTCGATGAGGAAAAAAAACAAACCGAAGTCGAAAAGCCAAAAGCCGCCAAAGCGACCCGAAAAAAGAGTACGGGTAATACGAAGAAAACTCGGGCGCGAAAAGGCTGACGGCATTTGTTTTTCTGATGGCAAAGTACACGTCGATGAAAGACTGAGGGGAATTCACCTTCTGGAGACACTTATCCATGAACTCATTCACCATGAATTTCCTCAACTATCAGAAGACGCTGTAGAGAGGTCATCGAAGTCTATGGCTGTTACGATGTACAACGACAAATGGCGAAGGATCGAAGAATAAATATATGAACTGGAAAGACTCAGACTCAGCAAAGCTACGCGAATACAATCAGAAATCTGGGGGCGCATTGGTCAAGCTAATGAAGTCCCGTGTGCCTCGATGCACCGGGAAAAACATTGAAGCCGTGGCACTTCAAGCAAAATTCAAAGAAGGCTACGAGACCGCTATTCAGGACATTGAGGATCTTCTCAACGAGCAGTTCGACAATTCCGATGCGTCGAACGGTAAATTCCAAAGCATGTAGTATGGCTGCTATCAAAAAACGATTCACCAAGATCGTGACCAACAAGGCTACGGGAAGAACCCGTACAGTCAGGTATGGTCAGGCAGGAAAGGCGAAAGATGGAAAGGACCGCATCCGCCCCGGAACCAAGAAGGGTGATGCGTACTGTGCCCGATCACTGAAGATCAAGGGCGACTGGAAAAAAGATAAAAACTCCCCAAACAGCCTGTCCCGGAAAAAGTGGAAATGCCGTGGAGCAAAGTCCATGCGATCAAAATAATTTATGAGCACAGAAATAGATAACGATACAAGCATAGACAACGAGTCAAACGTAGTTTCAGAACCAACAGCAGCGTCCGGGTTTGGAAATCCATCATTGGACGCTGACAAAATTGATGACAGCACCGAAGCTCGCATCGATGCACTTCTTGACGAGTCAATTCGTGATACATCTCCAGATTTCAAAGAGGATGACTCTTCTGGCGAAGAGGATTCTGAAAGTCTTATTTCGGAAGAATCTCCGAAGATTGAGCAAGATTCAAAAGCTGTTGAGACTGTTGCTCAACCGAATCAGGTTGAGGCTACTCCTGTAGCCGAGATTGATCCTGAGATTGCTGCCATCGAGCAGCCCAGAAATCTTTCCGAGAAGAACCAGAGCAACTGGAGAAAACTTCAAGAGACCGCTTCCGTTTACAAGAAGCAGGCCGAAGAGGCTCAGCAACTTCGTTCCAGACTGCAGGAGTTGGAGGCGCAGTCTCCTCAGGTGCAGACGCCCAGTGATTACGAAGAGTTGAAGAAGTTCAGGCAGATCTTCGATATCAAAAATGACCCAGAGTTTAAGTCCAAGTACGAGAAGCCACTGAGTCAGGCCAAAGAAAACATCTACGGCATCCTGAAAAAGCATGGCGCCTCAGACGAGGTAATCCAGTCAATCGAGAAGGCAGGAGGACCAGACAAGATCGATCAAGCGTGGTGGAAAAACAACGCTATCGATAAACTCCCGCTGACGGACTCAGAAAGGTTGAAGCGGAACCTCGTTGACGTTGTTGACCTAAAGGAGAATCAGGAAAAAGAGTTGGAGTTTGTTGCTCAAAACGCCGAGCAGATCATGCAGGAGCGCCAGATGGAGACGTACAACTGGTACCAATCTGAAAACCAGAACATCGAGCAGCACGTTGACCAACTTACAAAAGACCTTCCTTGGGCTAGGTACATTGAGGCTCCTCAGGGCGCCTCGCAAGAAGAGGTGTCAAAAATCCAGCAGCACAACGCTGCTGTGGATTCATTGTCTGAAAAGTTCAACGCCGCACTGTGGCCTCAAACGGCTCAGGACAGGACAAACGTAGCCGCCGCAGCGGTATTCTCTCATGTCTTGACCGAAGAGCTTCAGAAGACGCAAAAGGCTTACGCCGAAACTCAAAGTCAGTTGAAAAAACTGACAGAAGAAAACAACAGGCTCAAGGGGGCAGGCAAGCTGCCGAGATCCAACGTGGGATCTTCTAATTCTGTCAAAGCAAACTCTCTCAACGACCGTATAAAGATGTCTCCGATGGACGCCATCGATTTCGGTCTTGATGAAGCAGGTGCCTAATGGAAAGCACAACCACTGGTTTCAGCGGTCTAAAAAACCTCCTGAAGAGAGGAATTGATAAATTTATGAACACACGCATCAGTCCAGACGAGCAGATCACATTAAATGCACTCGACTCGGTAGACCCGTTTTCGAGACCCGGTCAAAAAGTGCCTCCTCCTGAATCAAAATCAACATCTTCAGAAAGGGATCTGTCTCGTTTCGACGAGACCGCTCCCGTTGCGACTGAAGCCGCGCAGCAAGAAACTCCTGTCAGGCAAATAATTGTGACCGATACAAAGCCGAAGCCCAAAGCAAAGAAGCCTCAAGCAAAGAAACAGCAGAAACCTCAGGAGGTTAAAGAGACTGTTCTTCAGGACACTCCTAAGGTTGAGTTCTCTGACGTTGTAGCCAGAGAAAATCCAATTCAAGAGTCTCGCAGTACCGAAGGACTTCCATCATACCGCTGCGAGTTCTCGGGAAGAGACATATTCGTTGGATTCCCATGCTACAAAACGACAAACCCTGTCACGGCATTCGCGATGATTGCTATGGCTTTGGACTTTGGCCGGGACAAAATCCGTTTCGATATGTCGATTGGAGACGCGATGGTCTATCACTCGCGAAACGTACTCGCACAGAAGTTCCTAGACACTGATGCGAAGTATCTGCTGATGATCGACGATGACATTATACCGTGTATTGGCAGGCCAGCGTGGATGCGTTCTACGGTGCCAGCAGCCAGAAGCATCGCGGAGCAACCGTTGCAGAGGCACATTATCCACCGTCTGGTTGGGTCGGGTAAGACCTTGATTGGCGGAGCGTATTTTGGTCGCCAAGAGGGCGCCCCGCTTATGTGCTCAAACAGAGACTTAGCGAACCTTGCGCGTGTCTACCATGACTTCTACTCTCCAGTAGACTGGGTAGGAACAGGATGCATCTTGATCCACAGAAAGGTCTTCGAGGACATCGAGCAAAAGTTTCCAGATCTAAAGCCAGAGAAGGCTGGGGAGCCGTTCGACTTCTTTCATCCGATTAAATCGACTATGGGAGAAGACGTTTCTTTCTGCCATAGGGCAAAGCTGGCCGGGCATCAGCCGTTTATTGATCTCGGGACGCCCGTCTTTCACGTTGGCTACAAGACCTACTAATGAAAAAGAAGATCTTTGCCTATTACGAACCCATTCAGGAGTACTCTCAGAAAGAAGAGTTCCCGAGGGCAAACGCATGGAAGCACACTTGGCAAAACCAAGGATGGGAGTGCGTAATGCTCAACAGGAGCCATGCCGAGCATGAAAAGCAGCAGTCCAAGCTGATGAAGCACATGATGATGGAGGGCAACAAAATGCCTCAAGACAAGCTGAATGGCTTCAAGAAGATGTTGGCTCGGCACAAAAGATGGTGTGCCTTGTACATGTGTGGCGGAGGATGGATGTCTGACTACGATGTTGCGAATATAGCGTTTACTCCGAGTCTGGCAGAAGAGTTGGAGAAGGAAAAAACACTCCATATCATCACTAGAGAACCTGCCTACCTGTTTTACGCGACTCAAGATCACTGCAGGGCAGCAATATTGAAGTTTATGTCCTCTAATTTCTACAAGGACGGAAGAGTTCAGTTTGAGTCAGACATTCTTGAGGCGGAAGACAGCATCAACCATCTGACTAATCTATTGTTCCACGGGGCACAGGGTTCTT